AACGTCTGGAGGTACATGTGGCCACCGCACGCGAGGGAGCCGACCGCATCCGCGAGATGGTAACGGAAACCCTGCTTGGCGCACTGAATGACGTAAACCTGGCTGTGTAACTCGTAATTCGTAACTCGTAACTAAAAATGATACCCACCACCTTCAAGTTCACCATCGCCCCGCTCGCAGGTGCAGCCACGCAGTTGAAGGGTAACCTCTACCGCTTCCGCCCAACGCGTACGGGACAGTCCCCCGACTGGACACAGCAGAACGGTACGTTTCCCACGGAATACCCTGCCGTACCCATCACCGACAAGGACTACTGGCTGGGCCGCTATCTTTACTGCACGCTCACCCTGGAGCGCGAGGACGGCGAGCGGCTGGAGATAAACGACGCAGTGGTGACGCTGACAAGGAAACGGAACATCGTTTCTACCGCCATGGTCGGCATGGACGGAACCGTGAAGGAGTACATCAACGAGGGGGATTACGACATCGACATAACAGTGGGCATACAGGCCGTCCGTGACGGTCGCATCGTGGACGAGTACCCCAGCGAGGGCATTGCCCAACTGCGCGGGTTCCTCGACGAGAAGGCCACCTTGAATGTCTATAGTGAGTTCCTGGACATCTTCGACATTACGAAGATGGTGGTCACCGAAGTGAAACTGACCCAGAACACGGCCAGCAACTACCAGACACTGGCCATAAAGGCATTAAGCGATGAAGAATATAATGTCTATAGCACGGAATACTAAGGCTCGGCTATTGAACGCCTGGGAAAGACTTCACATATTCTATCGTGAAGTCAGCGTTGGAGCGAACGAACTCTACCGTGAAGTCCGCATTGGACTTGACAAACTCCCATTCGCCAGGGCGGCTGGCATTGGAACGGACGACCTCCACATTGAGGTTCGCATTGGAGCGCACCACCTCCACCGTGAAATCGGCATTGGAACGAACCACCTCCACCTTTCCCCACAGCCTCTTTCCCTTGTAGGTCCCGTCCTTGGAAATGGGGTTGCTGGAGGTCATGCCCAGCCCCATCAGGGCAGCGAACAGAAAAGAGAAAAGTAACTTCATAGCGTACCGGTTTATGTATCGTCTCGAGGCAAAGATAGTAATAAATTCTGAAAAACGGTGGGAATTTACAACAATTAACACCGTCAAGGTGGTCCGTGACATGGACAGCCTCACCCAGACCTGCACCCTGACGCTGCCCCGGCGGCTCCGCTGGGACGGCCAGACGGAGGTTCCCCTGCGCCGTGGCGACGAGGTGAAGGTGTGGCTGGGCTACGACGACCGTCTGGAACTGGCTTTCCAGGGCTACATCCGTCAGGTGGGCGTGAAGACCCCAGTCGTCATCGAGTGCGAGGACGAGATGTACCAGATGAAACTCCTGCCAGCCGTCCGGAAAGCCTACCGTAGCGTCACGCTCCGCCAGTTGCTTGAAGACCAGGGTACGGGCTGCCGCCTGCGCATCATGGGCGAGCAAAGCCTGGGGCAGTACCGCGTACAGGCCCAGACGGTGGCACAGTTGCTCGACGACCTCGGAAAGCAGGGCATCAAGAGTTTCTTCCGATACGAAGGAAGCGGCCCTGTGCTGTACAGCGGCGTACTGTTCGACCACGACAAACGCCCCAAGCAGGTCTTCCGCACGGGGCAGAACATCATCAGCGACCAGTTGGAGCAGCAACACGCCGAGGCGATGCGACTGCGCGTGAAGGTGGTTTCGCTCATGCCCGACAACAAGAAGAATACCGTGGAGGTGGGCGACAAGGACGGTGAACTGCGCACCCTCCACTGCTACAACAAGACCAAGGAGGAAGCCCGCAAGTGGGGCGAGCAGGAGGTGAAGCGACTCCGGCGCGACGGCCTCTCCGGCTCGTTCACCACCTTTGGCCACCACCTCGTCGATGTGCTCGACCCGGTGGGCATGGTCATCGACGGCAAGCGGATGGGCATCTATCAGGTCACCAAGAACACCATCACCTTCGGCACCGGCGGCTACCGTCAGGAACTGGAACTTGGCCAGAGGGTAAACTGACAGCGAAATAACGACATAACGATATAACGTCATAACGAAAAAGAAAATGTCAAACTTGCGAAACATCATACGCCAACTGGCCAGTGACCCTGCATCCGCCGCCGGACTGATGGTCTGCGAGGTGAAAGCCGTGGACAAGGAAGCCCGGACGGTGGATGTGGAACCGCTGGACGAGGGCGCGCCCCTGCTGGGCGTGAACCTGCAGGCCAACCAGGGCAGCACGGTCGGTCTGGTGCAGATTCCCCGCGTGGGCAGCAGCGTGGTAGTGGCCACGCTCTCGGGCTACGATGCAGGGGTGGTCGTGCTGATGGAGGACATAGAGAGGTTGGAAATAGTCATCGGAAACTACTCACTGGAGATGACCGACGAGGGCATCACCCTGAACGGCGGCAACCTCGGGGGACTCGTGAAGGTGGTCGCACTGACCGAACGCCTGAACGCCATCGAACGGGATTTGAACACCCTTAAAACGGCATTTTCAGGATGGACACCTGTTGCACAGGACGGAGGTGCAGCCTTGAAGACGGCAGCAGCCACATGGTACGCCCAGACGCTCACCGAGACGCAACAGGCAGACATCGAAAACCAGGACATACTACAATGACAGGCATACTCATAGATTCGGAAACGGGCGACCTGCTCATATCAGGGCATAGCCTCACGCTGGGCGACACCGACAGCCAGACCGTGGAACTGGTGCTCGTGACCGCTCCGGGAGAGTGGAAGGAACAGCCCTTGCTGGGTGCCGACGCACGCAGCCAGTTATGCGGACAGCCCGACCCAATGTGGCCCGGACAGACACGGAAAATGATACAGTCCCAAGGTGTGGACGTGCAGCGCATCGACATTGCCGAGGACGGAACCATAACAGTAAGTTGAACTATGACCACACTAAAAGCCAAAGACCGCCAGTCGCTGCTCGACATGCAACTCATCGCCTCCGGAAGCCTGGAGGGACTCATCGACCTCTGCCGGCGCAACGACCTCCCTCCAACCGCGGAACTGCAGGACGGGCAGGAACTGACCGTGGGCGACGTGACCGACACCCGCACGGCCCGCCTCTATGCCCTGCGCGGCATATCACCCGCCACCGCCATCGAGGAGGCCGAGGGCATCATCATGGGCGGCATTGGCTACATGGCCGTGCAGGTGGATTTTATAGTATCGTAATTCGTAACTCCTAACTCGTAATTATAGAAATGAGAACAATCGAGGAAATCAAACAGGAAATGCAAGAGGCCTTCATGCTCAGCGAGCCCCTGGCCACGGCCTACGGCTTCGAGACGGGCACGGCCTTCTCCTCCGTATTCTCCAAGGTCAGCATCGAGAACCTTCTGCTCTACATCGTCGCCGTGGGCATCTACGTCCTGGAAGCCCTATTCGCCGAGCACAAGACCGATGTGGACGCGGCCATCGAGGCCACGCTGCCCCACCGCCCGAAGTGGTACCGCGACAAGGTGCTGCAGTTCATGGTGGGTAAGACCCTCATTGAGGACACCGACCAGTACGACACCACGGGCATGACGGAGGAGGCCATCGAGGCCGCCCGCGTGGTGAAGTACGCCGCTGCCACGGAAAGCGCGGATGCCAGCATCCTCACCATCAAGGTGGCGGGCGAGGCGGACGGTGAACGCGCACCGCTCGACGCGGAAACCGAGACTGCCCTGCTGGCCTACCTGCGCGAGGTGAAGGACGCCGGCGTGCGCATCGCCCTGGTGAACCAGGAGGCCGACCAGTTCCGCTGCACGGTGGACATATACTTCGACGCCATGCTCACCTCCGCCACGGTGGAGTCGGCCTGCCGCAAGGCCATCGGCCAGTACATCCAGAACCTGCCCTTCAACGGCGAATATACCAACATGGCCCTCATCGACGCGCTCCAGGCGGTGGAGGGCGTGCGGATAGCCGAACTGCGCTCCTCCGGCGTGACCGTCAGCGGAAACCAGACGGAGACTGCCATCAACGCCCGGCACACGCCCGAGGCCGGCTACATGAAGGCCGAGGAGGCCGATGTGACACTAAACATGATTGTGTACGATGGGCAAGTATGACATTGACATGAAGCGACTGGCGGTGCTGCTCCTGCCCACCGCCCTGCGGCAGTCCCGTCTCACGGCACTTGCCCAGGTGCTCGTGGTCCCGTTGTCTGGGCTCCATCGCAGACTGACCGACTACCGCGATGCGAAGGACTACCGTCTCCGGCATAACGGCCAGACATGCCACCTCCGCGCCGTGCTCAACGACCGCTTCGACTCCGCCCTGCGCCGCATCCGCATTACCGAGGAGGAGCGCACGGACACTGCCCTTCGCCTCTACCTCCGCGAGACGGGCCGCTTCACGCGTATCAAGCCCCGTGGCGACGCGGGGCAGGTCATCCTCTACCGTCGCGGCTTCGGCGGCGTGGGCGGCCTGGACTTCTGGGTGCAACTCCCCACGGCCCTCCAGGGCACGGTCAGCGAGGCCGAACTGTGCGCCGTCGTCAACCTCTACCGCTTGGCCTCGAAGCGGTACGGAATCACCTACAGCGACATAACGGAATAACGATATAACGAAAGAAAAAATGGAAAAGACAATCGGAAACTACACCGGCCAGCCCAACAGGGACTTCCCCCTCGACTGCGAGACGCTGGCCAGTCTGGCGGAGAACCAGGCGATGTCCGAGATTCTCGGCAACATCTGCGGCGACAAGACCATCCTCCTGGGCTGCGAACTGAACGCTGCGGGCACCCAGCGCTCGGAGGGCTATGTGTTCCTGCGGACGCAGGACTATCCCGGTGGCGAGGTGCTCCGCTGGACGGGCGGTTCCGTTGGCGACATGCACGTGGAGAAGACCGACGTGAGCGTGACCGCCGACGGCTACCAGTACCCCAAGGCATACACGCGCCGCAGCCTTGCCCCCGGCCTCGGCACGGAAACCTACCGCTGGGAGGACTTCGCGGAAATCAGGACCAACGCCTGGCTTTCGGCCAGGGTGGCCGCCCTTGAGGCGGAACTGGCCAATGTCGTGCGCGAGCCCATCGGCGTGATAAAGATGTGGGCAGGAACCACGCCGCCGGAGAACTACCTGATGTGCGACGGTGGGGCCATACCCAACGATGAGCAGTATGCCGCCCTGCGCTCCGTTGTCGGCAACAACACGCCCGACTTGAAGGGCCGCTTCATCGTCGGCTACAGCAGTGCCGACACGGAATACAACGCCATCGGCAAGACGGGAGGTGAAAAGAAGCATCAGTTGAGTATCGACGAAATCCCCAGCCATAGCCATACCTATAAAAAAGCAGTGGCAAACAATAGCGATGTCAAGCATGACGGCTACGACTCAATAATAAGCCTGAACTATGAGGATGTTCCTACCAGTAGTGTAGGTTCCGGTCAATCCCACGAGAACCGCCCACCTTACTATGTCCTGGCATACATAATCAAAGCAAAATAACACGACAATGACAACGACAAGAGAAATACTGAAGACCTACTTCGAGACGGGCAAGTACCCCACCGAGGCACAGTTCGCGGAACTTATCGACGCTTTCCGCCACGTGGACGAGAACATACCGATGAACGTCATCCAGGGGCTGGCCGAAGCCCTGAACGGCAAGGCCCCCTCCTCCCTGGTGCAGACCGTCACCGACCTCTACGACGCCCTGCAGAACCACGAACTGGGCGGCATGACAGACGAGGAGCGCGAGCAACTGGACAAACTGATGTCTGCCGTGTTCCCCCTCGTGGTGGCCTACGGCACGAAGAACAGCGGTACCTACGAGTTCGGTACCAGCGTCACCCCCAGCGTGGCCTGGACGGCCAGGAGGGACGGCGAGGACGTGGACTGCACGGCCACCGTCGGCAGCGGCACGTTCGAGGGCACGCTGGGGGTGAACCAGAAGTCCTACAGCGGCGAGGCGCGCGCGCTGACCGCGGAACTGAAATTCTCAGCCACCGTGTCGCAGGGCGGCCAGTCGGGGAGCCTCTCCACCATCAAGTGGACCCCCTCGTTCTACCGCTACTACGGCCCGCTGAACGCCGTGCCTTCGGACTATCCGGCAGCCATCCGTGCCTTGTCGACGAAGGAACTGAGCACGACCGCCACGCTGGGCACGACCGCCGTGGCCGCCGGCAAGTATTTCCTCTTCGCCGTGAAGAGCGACACCGCCGTCACCCTGAAAGCCTACCTCGACTCACCCGAGAGCGAGGTAACGGGCTGCACGACCGGCTCGTGCCAGGTGCAGCAGGAAAACGGCTACCAGTCGAACACCTATTATTATATACTTGTTCCAGCCGGCGCAACGGCCTGGAACCTCAAAATCAAAAACTCGTAAGCCATGGCACTACTGAAACTACCCTTCAAGCTGGGCCGTCCCAGCAACGACACGCCCGTCACCAGCACGGATGCCGTCGATGACGATACCCTGCAAAAGAAACAGTCGGAACTGAACGCCCTTTTCAATCAGGGCAAGGGTCTGGATAATAAAGGCAACGAAGTACAGGTGGGCAAGAGCTACTCCGCTGGTACCGGCATCGACATAAGCCAGCAGGATGAGATAAGCGTGAAGTCCGCCACCAGTATGGAGGTAGGCGGTATAAAGCTTGCCGTAGCAACAACTATCCAGAACGTCGTCTATAACGACATCCCCGTAGTCGGTGGCAGCAATGGCACGGCCAAAGTCAGCATCCCGACGGGCACAGATTCCATGGCAGGCCTTATGAGTGCTGAGGACCACCAGCGGCTGAACACGCACGGCTTCACGGTTGACTTCGGTAGTAAGGAGACGAGCGTGACCTACATGAACATGGACGGAGCCTGTACACTCCTGCGTGTAGCCACGAGGAACGTGGCCAGCGTGACCCTCTCAGTGGTGAACGGCGGTACTGTAACGCCGGCCCTGGTCAGCGGTGCTGCCGACATCAGCCTTGCGCTTCCCGCCGACACTGGCGTAGTGATAGACATTACGCGCACGTCAGCGGGTGATGCCGCCGTGGGTGTGAAATATGAACTAAGCTAAATAATAATAGATATGGCAACAAGACCTTTATACTGGAAGACCCAGAACAGCAGTGCGAAGTATGTGGACTCCTTCATCGGCAACGATGTCACGGGTGACGGCACCCAGGCCAAGCCCTACAGGACATTGGTAAAGGCTTTTCAGAGTATTCCCGGCACGATAGTCTGCCGAGGTGTATTCAGCGAAGACATGAGTACCGGCCGTCACGCACAGCATATCTGCGGTGACTACATGGGTGCTGCCGTTTTTGACGGTCAGGACACCTACGACCTTTGCGGTTTTTCTCTTTCCAACATGATTGTATTAAACACTCCATCCACACCCCCAGCGACGGCATGGCAAGGGATCAACTATAACGCCCAGGGTGCGCCCTTCGCTGGTGTTGGCCGTGCTTCCGTTGCTAACACTGTCGGCGGTGCGGCCGTTGTCTACGGGGTTGCGGGCTCATCTGTGATACTCAATGGATGCAAGTTGTACTGGGGTTGCATAGGCGGCACTACCGCCGTCCAGCGCGTGGTGTATGCAAACCTGAAGCATAACAGCTCCTACAAGCTCTGCTACCAGAACTGCCGTGGAAACGACTCTGCGAATTGTACGGTTTACAACCTTGACAAAGCCGACGTCCGCCTGAATCCCGATACCGCGGGCAACCAGAGCTTCACAAAGTGGCTCTTCGCCAAGGCCGCCGTGGTGGTGAACAACCAGACGAAGACCTCCTTCCGCTACTGTGTGTTCACAAGCGACTGTCAGTTCGTGTATATCAACGGCAGTACCGTGACAGAACTCACCTCAGAGGTGCTGGCGGAATATGCCGGCGACAACCTCGGTGAAAAGATAGTGGCCTATGTCACGGCTCAGGGTGCAGCCAGCCTCCGCATCCCGGTTTTCACAGATTGTGTTTTCTCCGAGCAGACTGCGGCCCAGGTCTTGAATGACCCTGCCCACAACGACTTTACGATAGTTCCCGGATGTGATGCCGATTTCGGCAACAATAGCTATGCAGGGGCTTTCGCACCTGCCTTGCGTGTCCCCATCTATGGCGTGACCAATGACGGGAACGGGACGTCATACGGCAGCGACGGGCACGCTGCCTGTTGGGATGACCGCACTGTGGCTGGATGTGTGACATCGGATGACGGACAGATAGTCATGGACGAGACGTCGGCCAGCATGGAGGGCAGCATCCTCTCGAAGATAATCAGCATCAACCCGCTGGAGCGCCAGATTAACGCCATCTACTCCTACCATGAGCCTATGATGGCAGCCGCCCACTGCCTGATGAACGACGAACTGGCCCTTGACGAAACAGAGTGCTATGATGTGGGCGACGAGGTTCCCGTGGGCACCTTCTATGTCAAGGGGGCAGATGTGCAATTCAGCAATGAGGTCTCATCGGCCAAGGGTACGTGTATCATTCTCGGCACTGCGGGGCTCACCTTCTCCAAACTGGAAGAGTCGGATGCGGGCACACCGCAACTCATTCGTGTCACGGAACCCAACATGCAGGATGTCGTTTATGTCCGGTGCCGTACAGCCGTCTATGCCACGGTAAAGGCTGCGGATGCGACGCTTAGCAATGTCGTCTATCTGAACAAAGGCCAGAAGTCGCTCACCTTCCGTGGACGCACCATTGTCCCCGGCGAGTCGTTCTACGGGCACGACGGCAGTTATTTCACCGTTGCAGACAACGATGCCGACTATGAGGTGGCCGTCATCTTCGACGACCGCCAGAACGTCCCTGCGTATGGCAGCGGTGAGGAGGGCGCACGCCTGGTTCCCGAGAGCGACACATGGGTGCCGGCGCAGCTGATGGGTGGCTATTTCGTGGCCAAGACATCGGCCGGTGCCATCAATAGCAGTACGACCAACGGTTACCCCTACGGCTCGGGCAATTACCTGTCCTGGAAGGAAACAGCAGGCCAGCAGAACCGCAGTTACATCGACAGGGTTTACAGCCAGTTCAAGTTCATAGTACGGAGGTACAGCCTATGACGACGCTCCTTGGAAGTTTCTCGCTAGGCAGTTACCGTTTTATCGGAAACTCCGCCCAAGCCAGTGCCTCACTTGCCAGTGCTTTCCTCTGTGGCTTTTATGTCCCCACCCGTTATCCGTCGGTAACGGACAAGGTGGTGGCTCACTCCTTCACCCTGAAATCGGCGGCGGAGACAGAGATGGCAGACCTTACGACGACGATTATCCGCACACAGAGGATAGGCTGAGAACAAAATTCGTTGGCAGACTTGCATATATGCAGAAAAAGCCCTACTTTTGTCCTGGCATTCCCGGCATCACAGGGAGTGCCAGGCTTTCAGTGCCGGCGCCCTTCGCTGGTGTTGGCCGTGCTAACAATGCTAACAATGTCGGCAATGCGAACAATGTCTACGGGGTTGCGGGCACAACTACGACAGAAGGCGGCACTGACGGCCTCGCCCGAAGGGGCGGAACAACAAGTAGAACCGTGCTGCAACCCTGTAAGTAGCACCATGCGAAAGTGGGGGCACGGAGGATAGATGAATGAAACGCTACGGTAGGCTATGGGAAAGGATATGCAGCCGCGAGAACATCGAGGAGGCTGCCGACAATGCCGTTAAGGGCAGGAAGTCGCGCCGTGAGCAGATGCGGTTTCTGGCCGACCGCGAGGCACTGCTGGACAAGGTCGGGGAATCGCTGAGGAACGAGACTTACCAGTTCGGCCCCCTGAAGTCCTTCACCGTCTATGAGCCGAAGGAACGCATCATCCACCATCCGGCTTTCTATCCCGACAAAATCCTGCATCACTGTCTGATGAACGTACTGGCTCCGCTCATTATCTCCAAACTGAGCCCGGACAGTTACGGCAGCATCAGGGGACGTGGCCTGTCCCAGGCGTGCGAGGCCATCAAACGGTACACCCGTGAATTTGCCGACGGCTACTACCTGCAAATCGATGTCCGGCACTTCTACAGGAGCATCGACCATGAGGTATGCCTTCAGGAACTGGAGCATATCGTCAAGTGCAGGAAGACACTGCGCATGGCACGCGCCATCGTGGATGCCCACCCCGAGGGCATGGCCATCGGCGTATATCCGAGCCAGTACCTGGCCAACCTCGTACTGAACCGCTTTGACCACTGGGTGAAGGAGGTGCAACACGTCCCCCGCTACGTCCGCTACATGGACGACATGGTGTTCTTCGTGTGGACGAAGCAGGAGGCCCACGAGTTACTCACGAAGGTGAAAGAATACCTCGACGGGCTGCGCCTGACGGTGAAGCCGAACGCCCGCATCGCCCCCGTGGAGTGTGGCATCGACATGGTGGGCTATGTGTTCTACCCCACGCACACACGTCTGCGCCGACGCATAAAGGAAAACATGCAGCGTAACATCAGGAGGTTGGAGAAGAGAAACGTGGATGACGCGACATTCAAACGCAAGTTGGCCAGCCACTTCGGCTGGTGCCAGCGTGGCGACTGCCGGAATCTCGTCAGGAAGTCAATGGGTGAGCATTATAGATTATTCAAGGACAATATGGAATTCAAGAGATTGAGCGAGCTGCGCCCTCGCTGGTTTGATTTACCGAAGGAGGCGCGTGTGAGTATTCAGGATTTGTACGGCAAGGACGTAGTCATCTTTGACTACCTAATCGACACCATCAAGAACGAGGAGAAGGCCGTCATCAAGTTTGCATATCCAGAGAAACCGGAAGACTATCACTACACGATTACCCGCAGTGAGGTTGTCCGCGATCGTCTCGCGCGTGACAAGGCACTAATGCCTTTCGTCTGCCAGTTCAAAACCAAGAAGTCCTATATCTGCTACGAATGACACTTTTTGAGATTCTGCGATTCAACCGGAACATGCTCGGCATCATGCAGGAACTGGGCATCAGGGAGGACGACTACCGTTACTACCCGCTCTACTGCGACTACCTGCAGATGATGCGCGAGGGCGAGAAGGTTACCTACATCGTGGCCGTGCTGGCCGAACGCTACCATCTGTGCGAGCGCAAGGTCTATAGCCTCATACGCCGCTACAAGACGGACTGCACCGATTGTACACTGCTATTCGAGCCGATTATTTGCTGCTGACATTTTCCTGAGTTACCTTTGCAGTCGAAAACCAAGTAACTGCAAAGCGTATGAAAAACATGTACCTATCCGCGCCGCTCCCCTTCGTGGGGCAGAAACGGCGCTTTGCCAGAGAGTTTATCAAGGTGCTGGAGCAATATCCCGACGGCACCGTGTTCGTGGACCTTTTCGGCGGCAGCGGCCTCCTGTCGCACCTTGCCCGTCGCTGCAAGCCCCACTCCAAGGTCGTATATAACGACTACGACGGCTACAGCCAACGGCTGCGCCACATCCCCGAGACCAATGCCCTGCTGGCCAGGCTGCGCGAGATAGTCCAGGGCATACCCCGTAACAGGCGCATCACGGGCGAGGCACGCCAGCGGGTGCTCGATGCGCTCCGTGAGCACGAACGCCTGTACGGGTACCTCGACTACATCACCGTCTCCACCTCCCTGCTCTTCTCCATGAAGTACCGGCTTTCACTCGATGAGATGGAGAAGGAAACCTTGTACCAAAGCGTCCGCCTGTCCGACTTCCCGCCCGCTGACGACTACCTCGACGGCATTACCGTTGTCTCGGCAGACTATCGCGAGGTGTTCAACCAGTACAAGGATGTGCCCGACGTGGTGTTCCTCGTGGACCCTCCCTACCTGAGCACCGAGGTGGGCACCTACTCAATGTACTGGAGGCTGTCCGACTACCTCGATGTGCTCACCATCCTTGCCGGCCACCGCTTCGTCTATTTCACCTCGAACAAGTCTTCCATCCTGGAACTGTGCGACTGGATGGGCAAGCACCCGACCGTCGGCAACCCGTTCAACGGATGCAGACGAGTCGATTTCAATGCCCAGTTGAACTACAACTCCACCTATACCGACATCATGCTCTACAAACCCGTAGCCTGATGCTCCATCCAGTTTGTCACGATGCCATCGTGACCTTCTTTCCTGAACACCATTCCAATACCATAAAAACGCTATTAAAATGACAAACAAGTACCACCAAATCCTTGCCCGTGTGCTCGACCAGGGCAAGACCCAGACCAACAAGAAAGGCAGCATCCGCTACCTCCTGAACGAGCAACTGTCACTCACCCCGGCCGACCTGCTCGACATCTTCGAGAGTCACGGCATCGCCCGCAAGAAACTCCGCTCGGAACTCCAGTTGTTCATGCAGGGCGAGCGTCAGGTAGAGAAGTACCGCGACGTGGGAATAAACTGGTGGGACTACTGCGGTTCCATACTGGTGAACAGTTATCCCACCTACTTCGAGAAGTTGCCGCCCCTCATAGCGAAGATAAACCGCGAGAAGCGCAACAGCAAGAACTACGTCCTGTTCCTGGGCGAGACAGGAGCCGAAAGCAATCAGGCTCCGTGCCTCTCGCTGGTGCAGTTCCAGATAGACGAGGGCGAACTGGTCGTGTCAGCCTACCAGCGAAGCAGCGACGCGAACCTCGGCCTTCCTGCCGACATTTACCATCTCTATTTGATGTCGCGTCAGATAGACCTGCCTTTAAAGTCCATCACGCTGAACCTCGGCAATGTCCACATCTACGAGAACAACATCGAAAAAACACGCCTTCTTCTCGGTGGAAACGAAGGCGTGCGCTTTGAGTTGAACACATAAACGAAAGGAGAGTAAAGACAAAAAACGCCCCAGAAATCTGAGGCGTTTTTTGCTGGGTGAGAACCTTCTCAAAAGAACATTTCGTTTTACGAATAGAAACGTTTCGTTTTATTTTTCGCGAACATTTCGTTTTGCGGATTATAAGGTGTTATAGAGCAAAAGTTGTGGGGACGGATAAAACAAACGATTTGGCTTTATTAAAGATGGAATCCTATATATCAACAAATACAGATGTGCTCCCTTATTCTGTAAAGTTCTCTATGGCGGAAGTTGGGGAGGATATATTTGTTTTGGGTTATCCGCTTACTCAGCTACTTGGAAATGAGATTAAACTGACAAATGGCATAATTAGTTCGAGAACAGGATATGATGGAGATGTAAATAACTACCAAATAAGTGCACCAGTTCAGCCAGGGAATAGTGGCGGCCCAGTCTTTGATAAAAACGGGAATGTCGTTGGTATTGTGGTTTCAGGCGTTGATAAAAAACTTGCCACAAATGTAAACTATGCTATTAAGACATCATGCCTTGCAAATCTGGTTGAAAGTGTTGCCGATAAAACAATATTTCCAACAGGAAGAAATTTAAGGGGACTTTCGTTAGCAGAGCAAACGAAGAAAGTTAAGGATTTCATTTATTATATTCAATGTTCCTCGGAATAATAAAGAGAAAGAATATGAACATAAATTATATATGGGCAGAAGATAGTATCTCTGCCCATGTTGCAATACTATGTTAGATAAAGAGCAAAACGAAGCGGTTTTTGCGTCACAATTGTGACGCAAGAGAAGAGACACTAAGTATTACGCGAAATGAAGCTTTCCATTGCTTGCGTCACAATTGTGATGCAAGAACAACAACGAATGCCTATCGTGGTAACAAACGGAACATCTTCGCAAAGCCCAATGAGGAGGAGCCTGCTTTTACATGTCTTTTCCTTTTTGGGAAAGGTTTCTACTAATAAAAGAATAGATAAGCAATAGCGATGGCAGCGAGGACACCAACGAGGTCGGTGAGCAGGCCGGCGGCTACGGCATGGCGGGTGTTGCGGATGCCGACAGAACCGAAATAGACGGCGAGGATGTAGAACGTCGTGTCGGTAGCTCCCTGGAAGATGCAGGAGAGGCGACCGACGAAGGAGTCGGCACCGTAGGTGGTCATGGCATCCACCATCATGCCGCGGGCACCGCTGCCGCTGAGGGGCTTCATCAGAGCCGTGGGCAGTGCGCCTACGAAGTCGGCATTGATGCCCATGAACTGAAATCCCTTCTCGATGCCGCTAATCAGCACATCCATAGCACCCGAGGCACGGAACACGCCGATGGCTACCAGTATGGCCACCAGATAGGGGATGATGCGCACGGCGGTCTCAAAACCGCCTTTTGCCCCTTCGATGAAGGCCTCGTAGACGTTCACCTTCTTGCGCATGCCTGCCAGAATAAAGGCAACAATAATGCCGAACAGCAGCACATTGGCTACGGTGGTGCTCCAGGTATTCAGGTTTTCACGGCTGAGTTGCGAGGCAGCAAAGGCCATGCCGCTCACGAGCAGACAAAGTCCCAGCATGGTACCTACGATAGCACGGTTGAAGAGGTTGATACGCTGGTAGAGACTAGTGATGATGATGCCCGCCATGGTAGCAATAGTGGTAGCCAGAAGGATGGGGATGAAGACATCCGTTGGCTGTGCTGCTCCCAATTGGGCACGATAGACTAGAATGGAGACGGGGATAATGGTTAGTCCGCTGGTGTTCAGCACCAGAAACATAATCATTGCATTCGTTGCGCGTTCTTTCTGGGTGTTCAGTTCTTGCATGCCTTCCATGGCCTTCAGTCCCAGTGGTGTGGCAGCATTGTCCAGTCCCAGCATGTTAGCACCGAGATTCATGAAGATGTGGCCAAACACGGGATGCCCTTCCGGTATCTCGGGAAACAGTCGCTTAAACAGAGGGTTTAATGCGCGTGCCAGCGCATTCACTAGTCCGCCTTTCTCTCCAATCTTCATGATGCCCATCCACAGGGCCAATGTGCCTGTAAGTCCTAGTGAAATCTCAAAGGCGGTCTTTGAAGAGTCGAAGGTGGCGTTGATGATGGCAGGGAACACCTCGGTGTTTCCCATGCACAGTTGTATCGTGGCAATAACGAAGGCCACGAGAAAGAATCCTATCCAAATATAGTTAAGTACCATGACTGCAAAAGTACAAAAAAAGAGGGAAAGCACATCTGGCATTTCCCCCTTTTTTTATGTATGGAGTGTATTTACTTCACAAACTTCTTGTCGTTCTTGATGTAGATGCCCTTAACAGCTTTTGCAACACGGCGACCGCTGAGGTCATAAATGGCACCGTCTTGCTGAGCGCTCTTCACGCTGCTGATGCCATTGGTTTCACCGTTCAACGAATAGATGTAGTTACCCTGAAGTATCTCGTAGGTTTCTTTATATTTCTGCAACATGCCATACACGATTACTTCGTCACCAACGGCCAGTTGGTCGGCTGAAGTGAAGTCGGTGTTCTCGATGTAGCGGCCATGGTAAACCTCAATTTCTGTGGTTCCGTCAGTAATGAAATATGTGGCATTCTTGTATTCGTTGCCGGGAAGGTCAGTCATTTCACCATCTTTCTCAACACCGATTTGGGATACGGTACCTTTTACGTATACTCTCTGCTCCAGACCAAGGCCACCATCGATAATTTCCTTAGCTTCGGTTGTTGTGTATGCCGTCTCGGGGGTGTTGGTGATGTCCTTTGTCTCACCAGCCTCGTCGATGGTAACCTTAGTACAGATGAAGTTGACATACTTCGAACCGCTGGTGTACATGGCAAATCCTTCAACAGTCACCTTGCTGTTGTTGGTAACGCCTTCAGCCAAGACATCAGCTGTGGGGCCAACCAGCGAAGCAACAGCAGAACTTGCACCCTCAACTGCCAGGTTGTAGTAGTTGCCGCTAATGGTGAGCGTTCCCACTACTTTTGCATATTGGATGACAGGAGTTGTATACCAGGCATCGAGTGCTGCGCCGTCCATTTCTACAATAGCAGGATAGGTCGGGGTGGCAGAACCTGTTACTTCTACGTCGGGGTTGTTGAACTGAGTAAAGCCGCCATACACGGAAAGTGGACCATCGGTAATGGAAATCACATCACCTACAGAAATGCCGGAGTCATATTTATATACATACATGAATCCTGTGCCATCGCCAATAACAAAGCCGTTTTTGCTTACGGCATAAACTGTGGCGCCAATGCTGGCTGTGCCAGAGCTCATAGACAGAATCTCAGCAATGGTGCTGGCATCCTCGGGAGTGTCGGGAATGTCGTCTCCGCTCTCGTCAAT